TGCCGTAGCAGAAATTCGCTCATAGAGCCGGGCATCATTACTGACCAGCTGGGACACGGTCCTGTTCTGCTGATTGAAGACGACCGGGTCTTCCGAAAGATACTGAGGGAAAAGCACATCATAATCCAGCGTATTTTCTACGGCTTCTGTCGGCCGGACTTCCTGCCCGGCCCGGTCCGGAAAATCTGCTGACCACTTCTCCTTGATATACTCAGCCACTTGCCGTCACTCCTTTCCCGGATACGATAGTCGCTGTCGAGAACGTCGCCTCGCCATCCCAGTGGATCTTCCCGTTCCAAGAATAGCCCAGATAGATGGCATAGCCCAGATGGGCCGGCTTGTAGATGTTGAGCTGCGTGATGAGCTTCTGCAGGGTCGTGGTATCTTTGTCGTTCATGATGCAGTAGACCTTGAAGTAGTACTCCTCATTGACTTCCTCGATATGGCCGACACTGTAAAGATTGATGATGGAGTTCATGAAATCTTTCGTAGACACATCCACGTGCTGCAGCTTGAAGAGAATCCGCTGTCTGCGGAATTCGTCACTATCTCCGTCACCGGGCTTGATGCCCAGGAACGATTCATAAAGCGGCAGCGCCCAGGTGGCGGTGTTCACGAAGAAGTTGTCCGACAGGTCCTGCAGAGCCAGGCGCAGGCGGTTATGCTCCGTGCTGCAGGTATCTGCTGTCTTATTGAACATCGGGTCTTTCCCCAGGAATTTCGGCAGATAGTCCAGCACATCAATGGGGTGCTGCCTCATCCACTCATTCGCTGACAAGGTTCAGCACCACCTTTCCGACTACCGGGATCTGCTCATTGGTCAGGCGGATGTTCTCCGCCTTGCCGCTAAGTTTCAGGTTCCGGTAGTCTGTAATCCCGTTCACGCCCAGAATGAGCCGCCCAATCTGTGCCAGGCTGACATAGGACAGGCTGAAACCTGTATTCTTGAAATAGGCAGACACAGCATCTGTCACCGCATCGGCATTGACGGTGCCGTACACTTCTGCCGTAATATCCACAGATACGGGTGCCGGAGATACCACAGTCACGGTGGCCCCGATGGGCCGCTGGGATTCGATGTACCGGGACACTTTCTGGATCAGCTCCTTGGAAGCAGATTCATTCTCTGCCGTCACAATGATGACTTTCACCGTACCGTTCCCGTTCCAGAGCGGGATGACCTTGCAGTTGCCCACCCCGTCCACGGACATGGCCCAGGAGCGGTAGTGGTTGGCATTGCCGGATGTGATGGGCTGGCGGACCCGGAACAGGAGCCGTGCCAGAAGGGCCGCATCGGTTTCCTCATCAGCCCCGTCCGTGCATTTCTCCGGATTGGTCACGCTGTATACATTGGGGATGGAATAAGGGATTTCCGTAATCGTCCCCGGTGCCACATTCCCTTTCACCCCTGTATCTGCGGCCTGGACAGCAATGTCTGCTTCCGTTCCGTCAGATGGAATCGTAGCGGATTCTGTCGTATAGAAGCGCAGCCCGTCTTTCGTCTGGAACAGGCTGCCACGTATGATGTAAGCCCCGGACTGCCCGGTAACCGTCACTTGACCATTGGCCTTCACTGCCTGTTTTCGCTGGATACCGAATTCCTCAGCCCGGAGCGTCAGATATTCGCCCCAGGCAGTTTCAGCAAATGCCGCGTCCCGCAGCATGGCCATCTCAGCATAGCTGTTCTCGAATTCCACGGCATTGGCATCAATCATATCCCGGGCAAAAGAGCCTTCGATAGCCGTCTTGTCCGTATCGGTCAGCGTGTGCAGGGTCTGCACCATGCGGCTCTCAATCTGGTCTTTTGTCTGGGCATCGAACAAATCGCTCATGCAAGACTCCTTTCTGCGGCAACCGTAATGCTTTCATCGCTGTAAATGGATGTCACATCCACCAGAATGAACAATTCATCTTTCTCCCGCTTTTCCACATCCACCCGGTTGATCCGTGCAATATAGGGATTAACGGCCAGCCCCTCCCGGATATTCTGGCAGATCTGGTCTGCTGTATAGACGCTGTTGGGCATCGCCCCCTGATAGGGTTCAATGGTAATGCCGTATTCATCATGGTAGGCCAGATACCGATATCGTTCCGTCATCAGGGCTTTATAAATCCACACTTTGAGAGCTTCATCTTCTGTCACGGTGATGTTGTTCCCGTTCTCGTCATAGCGGAACCGATGCTTCTCAAAGTCATAGCCGTATTCCGAAAGGAGCGGCAATGTTTCTCTGGCACTGGTATCCGCTCCGGATGCCAAGGCCACAAAAGGATCAGCCATATCCGTCCAACCTCACAATCTCATCTAAAATCACATACTGCTGGATTTTCCCGTTCACCAGCATGGGCATGATGGCGACTTTCATGCCCGGCTTCAAGGTATCCGTGGTAATCACCGAATCAGTGTAGTCGTTATGGATGTCGTGGTTATGCGACTGATACGCCGCATCCCCGCTGCCGCCTTCCCGGTTCTGGGTAGCCGATACCAGATGGCCCCGGGCCGTCCTGCCGTAGCCTGCCAGAAGGTAATGGGAAATCCACAGTTCCTCTTTGGTCAGGACGATGCCGTTGTATTTCACCTGGATGTCCGGCGGAGATTGGAGTATCTCGCCAATCTGGATGGACGGGCTGTTGCTGCTCCGCGATACCTGCTCCATGAGGTTCAGCAGACTGATGTATGGATTTTTCTGCATCTCCCGTCACCCCCTCGATGTCTTGATGATGGTCGCCGGATAGTAGTCGCTCCCCATGTCGATGCTCCCTTCATAATGATGGAAGCAGCCGTACACGCTGGAACTGTTGCCCCAGCAGCCGCCATTTCCGTCATAGACCACGACATGCCAGTTCGGATCTGGCTTGCTGTAGCGGTTGTACATGATGATGTCGCCTTTCTCCAGCCGTGCCGGGTCGTAGGGGATCGCCAGTCCCTGGGCTTCGGCATCGGCCCGGAGCTGGTCGCATCCTTTGACGTTGTTGTTGTATTCCTGCGCGGCAAAGGGCGAATACCCGGCAGCGGCAACTGTTGCCCGGTCCACGCAGCCATTGGAGCCATAAGGCGAAACGGTACCATCGAAATTCTCCATGCACGAATCCACCACATCGCCTCCGGCGGCATTTCCGCTCATGGACGCCCCGCTCCGGCTGCCCGAAGCGGCCGCTATAGGCGGCACGTAATCCGGGTTCGCATTATAGGACGCACTGTCGAGTTCCTGCTTCTGCTCATCCAGCAGTTTATGGAAGACCAGATGCAGTTCCATGGTGTGCCTGTTCCCCTCAATCCGATGGCTGTCCGACTTGATGAAGAACCGCCCCTTGAGCTGTTCTTCCTGGATGTCCACGGAAAAACCGGCGATGCACCAGATATGGCCGAGCGCCTTGACGGACATGTCATGGGCAACGGTCTTCAGCATGGCCCGGGCCTGCGAGGCATCGTCCTGCTTGGGGTCGGCCTTGCAGATGGCCTGGATGGTGCCGAATCGTTCGATATCGGTGCTATTCGGCATCTCGCCTTTCGTCTGGCCCGCACTGTCCACGACCATCACCTTGGATACCAGGTCCTCGATAGACTCCGATACAGATGCCCCGGTAAGATTCGCTTCATCGCTGATGAGGAAGTTCTCCACCACCTGGTCATTGGTACAGACCACATTCAGCTTCCTGTCCGTCATGTAGATGTGATACCCTTTGCCATCCTGTGCCGACTGGTAAGACAGCGCCTGCTTGATGGCATCGGTCGCTGAGATGTCATCGGCGATGAAACTGCACACCACGGAAAGGTCCGGCATCGTCCCGGCTTCGATGGAAAAGTCATGGATGGTCTGCCGGATGGCATCAGCCACGGTCACATTGGCGTATTTCCGGGTAATGCGTGACTTGGCCAGATAGATGATGTTGTCGAAGGCCACAAAGCGCATGGCATAGGACTCGCTGTCCCGGCTCCGGGAGAAGATGCGCCCCTGGAAAACGGGGTACGTCTCCTGCGTGACCTCATCGGTATAGGAAAAACACACTTCATCCCCCAGCTCCAGGACGGCATTCGTCCAGTCCTTGTCTTTCGTGGTGTAGGCGATATCAAATTCCAGCTTTCTCCCGGCCTGCTCCACATCGCCCGACCAGGTATAGGAAAGGACATAGGCAGACAAGTCCGTGTTCTGCGGCTTGTCTGCCTGCTGGCTTTCCGTATCTGCCTTATTTATCTTTGCCAACTGGAACATTTTCATCATTCCTTTTCAGGTTCATGGTCGTCAGCCGGATGATGTCCCCCGGCGAGAGGCCGCCGCTGCGGATGATGCTGCGGTAGACCTGGAACTTGGAGAACTGCTCCTTATTGAGCGTGACCGATTTCCCGATGGCCCGGCCCACGACGTTGCCGATGCTGTCGCCCGGATAATAGGTGATGTTCTTCTTCATCTTCTGCCAGAACGACTCAGGGCGTTTCTTCAGCCCCGTTGCCGGGTCCGTTTTCCCTGGTTCCGCCGCCGTGACATAGCGGTATTCCGTCAACGCCAGTTCATAATACACATCGCCGCTGCCGTCCTTTTCCCCGAACTTGAAAGAGCTGATCAGGCAGGGCATGGAGATGGGCGTGTCCGATACCGTGAGCTGGCAGACCTCGCCGCCTGTACGCATGGCTTCCAGTTCGGCGATATAGGTATAAGGCGACAGCGTCATCATGGCAAAGGGATAATCCTGGGCCGGGAAAAAGCCCGCCAGCGTCAGGGACTTCAGCCCGGTCCTGCCTTTCATGAGATACTCCCCGTAGTTGTTGATGTTCACCGTGCCATGGTTCGTATTGACGGAAACCATCAGTTCCGAAGGCAGCACGGGAAAGGTCACAACAGAGCTGCCCGCAGCCAGGGAAATCGTCAGATCCTGTGACGCCTGCCCGATGGCATTCAGGATGGATTCTAAGAATGAGGCCATCAGATGGTCGCTCCTTTCATGCGGTTCATGCCGTACAGCCGGATCTTTTCCACCAGCTTATTGGCTATGGCATCGATGTCCTGCTCGCTGCGGACGTTCATCGTATCGATGCGGATAGTGATGGAATGGCTGCCTGCGTTCATGGCCTGCCGGATGCTTTCATCATGCGGGACCACGGTACTGCCGTTTGGCAGGTGGACCAGCTCGCCCCGGCGGTCTTCGTTGATGACAGCAAAGCCGCCGCCAAAGTTCTCGACGCCTCCGGCAAAGTGGCTGATGGGTTCAATATTGAATCCCACATGAGTCGGTGCCCCGCCCGTCAGGGACGGGATGTCGATGGACAGACTATTGACGCTGGCAATGAGTCCGTTCACCTGGTCGATGACCCAGTTCACACCGCTCCGGAAGGTGTCCTTGATGCTCTCCCAGATACTGGAGGCCGTCTTGCTGATGCCGTTCATGGCTCCGTCCCAGGCAGAACTGATCCAGTTCATCCCCGCATCGACGGCGTCCGATACCGCCTGGATGGCCTGTTCGATATACTGAGAAACCGTATCCCAGTTTCTCCAGAGGAGATACAGCCCTGCAATGATGGCAGCGATGACAAGAAGGATGGGATTGGGCATCGCTGCTGCACCGACTGCCCGGATGACCGTAATCATCATCCTGCCCACGGTCAGGAAGGTACTGCCCATGCCTTTGGCAACGATGGCGATACCTCTTGCCACCGTGATGAGGCCCTTGAACTGGACAGCCAGATACTTCGATACGCTCCCAGCCTTGCTGATGCCAGCAGCGATGGAGCTGAACGTCCCGAAGACCCGTCCGCCTATCGTCAGCACCCGTCCCAGAGTTGAACCGAAGAGTTGGAAAGTCACGATGCCAAAAGCTATCTGGCCGATCAGCGTCTTCTGCTCTGGCGTCAGCGACCGGAACCAGGCCGCCAGTTCCTTGACGCGCAGGGACATGGCCTTGAAATAAGGGGTAAAGGAAACAGCCAGGTCCATCCCGGCATTCTTCAGCTGGTTCATGGCAATCTGCATCTGCTCCGACGGGGTCAGCATCTTCTCATAAGCTTCCCGGGTCATGCCGGCAGACTGGGCCATCTGATTCATGACCTTATCGAAATCCCCGGCTCCCTTGCCCGTCAGGACCAGGATGCTGTTCAATCCTTCGACGGAACCAAAGAGCTGGGCCATCTGTTCGGCATCGCCGCCTGTAGCCCGCTTCATTTCATCCAGAAACTTCACCCAGCCCACGCTCTGCAAATGAGCCGTGTTGAACTCAAGACCCAGGGACTGAGCCAGCTTCGCCGCTTCAGCAGATGGCTTCAGGATGTTGCTGTAAGCCGCCTTGAGTCCTGTGATGGCTTCGCTGGTCCGGATGCCGTTCTTGGTCAGGACGGCAATGGAACCGAACAGTTCCTGGGTGCTGACATTGAGCTGTGCCGCAATGGGGATGATGTTGCCCATGGACTGGGCCATCTCGCCGAAGGATGTCTTGCCGAAGTTCTGTGCCAGGAGCATCTGGTCCGTCACTGCCGTGGCTTCCTCTGCCGATTTCCCATAGGCATTGAGGACGGTCGTGACGCCATTCACGGCTGTCGTCGTATCCGTGAACCCGGCCTTGGCGGCGATGGTCATATCCTTGACAAAGCCTACAGCATGGCCGGCATCGACACCTGCCGAGATGGCCTGGTAGACCGATTCGGAAAGGTCGGCAACGCCTGCCCCGGTCTCATCGCTAACAGCACGGATCTTATCACTGACCTTCTGCATGGAAACGACAGTCGTATCCACCAGGGTCGAAATCTTGGCGATGCCGCCCGCAAAGTCGCTGTGCAGCTTGAAGCCTGCCGTCGCAGCCGCTAGGATGGGGGCCGACAGCAGGGCCATCTTGTCTGACAGGCCGGAAATCTTGCTTCCCGTCTGCTCGATGCTCTTTGCCGTCCGTTTTTGGATGCGCTCATGCTCCGTCAGCTTGTCCGACAGACCACTGACCGATTGTTTCGCCGCCGCCATCTGGGTCTTCATGGTCCCCAGGCTGGCATTGACACTCCGCACCGTCGGTGTGAACAAATCCCGCAGCCGGATGGCGGCATCGATGACGTTATTGGCCATGCTGTTTCACCTCACTTTTAAGGAAATTTCATGTATAATAAAGTAAGTTATAGAAAAGGATGTGGATCTATGGAAAATGTAAAAAATGAAATCAATGCCGTTGTAAACCGTTATATCATGGCAATTCACACTCAGGATGAACTCAGTTTTAAATCGCTATGGAGTGGTGCTGATATAGATACATTGATTTCTATCACCAACATTTATTACGGTTTGGAAAAAATCTATTCTGATTTTGTAATTGGTATTATCCAGAAAGCCTATACAAGAATCGATCTGATTGCAGATGGCGACCCGGAAATCCATCTTCTGGATGAAGCCACAGCTGTAGTCATCTTTCAGTACCATACAGAATGTATAAAACGGGAAGATGGCAGTTCCTTTGGAATCAAAGGCGTGGAAACCCAGGTCATGAAAAAAATCCAGGGAGAATGGAAACTCTGCCACATCCATTATTCCATGTAGTTTTACGAAAATCAGAGCGTCTTCGTCGTTCATCACGGAGATGCTCTTTTCTTATTTTCTTCCATCTCATACCGGATAAAGGCGTACAGTACCTGCCGTTCCCCGCAGCCACATTGCAGGACCTCTGACGGCAGCAGGTGATGGTCCCTAAAAAGGAGATACATCGCCTGTACCTCGCCATCGGTCTGAATCAGTTTTTTACGGCTTTATCCACCTTATCTTGTGTGGTATAACCGTTCAGTTCGGTGATCTGTGCCGTAAGGTCGGCAATTTCCCCGGCCAGGAAGAGTTTCCGGATGATGTCTGCCGGAATAGCAGCCCCGAATTTTTCCAGGAGGTCTTTGTTCTTGAGGTCTGGGTCTGCGATACCCGCCAGGAGTGTCTGGATCTGCATCTTGTAAAGGTCGATATTTTCTGCGCTGCCGCTTGTGAAATCGACGGCCATCTTCTGGATATCGGCATAGCGTTCGGGGTCGATGGCCTGCAGCGTCACAATGAAATCAAAGCCCAGAAGCTTACTCAGGCGTTCCATCTTTACTTTTTTTGTCGGTTTATTCGCCAGTTTGTTGGCGATATCTGCTTTCAGCAGCTTGTCAACCATATTCATGTGCATGTCCTCCTTATGCTAAATCCAACAGGTCCCAGTCAGAGAAGGTGAAGCTGTAGCTTTCTTCCCCCATCTTGTCCACTTCCCAGTCAGCCAGGATAAGGCTGTCGAAGGTGGCGTCTTTGATGACGATACGTTCGCTGCCGATGGCATCCTTATCATCAAGGACAGAAACGATGGTCACGACGGTCTGCTTGCCCGCCTTGATGTTGTCGTTCATCTTCTTAATCATGTAGCTCGAGACTTTATGCAGCTTCAGCTGGCCTTTACAATCGTAGCCTGTGACCTTATAGCCCTTGCCGACATGGCGGAGCATCTTCACTTCTTCCTTGGTCAGCGTGACCTCGGCCTTGAAAGCGGTGGCTTCGGCCATGAGGTCGCCGTCGATATAGAGGTCGGCATACTTTCCATTCATCACCCGTTTGGCTTCCATGCTGTTCACTGTACTTCACCTCCTCAGATATTGACGGCAATTGTGACATCTTCCATGGCATCCAGGAGCGAAGCATCTACGGCGATAAAGACATTGCTGCCGATATTGTCCATCTTGATGTCCATTTCCGACATATCCGCCAGTTCCTCTTTCGTATACTTGCCATTGGATTCCAGCCAGATCTTCGTGGATTCCACATCAATATAAGCCGTATTCTGCCCCTGCTCCAGCAGGCCCTCCTGGGCCAGCTGGTCAAGATACCCCTGGATAGCCGTCACCAGGAGGCATCGGTTGGCATAGCTATTGGCATACTTGCCAAGGTAATGGTCCTGGGCTGTGGTGCGGATATCGTCATACATCATGTCCATTAAATCGACGAGCTTGATTTTCTGGAACGATACGCCTCTCCCCTGGACTGTCGTGACCAGGGAGTTGATGCCGCGGCCCAGCTTGACCTTTTCCCCGTCAAAGAAGAAGAACAGCTTGCCGGCATCCGTCATGGTATCCATTTCTTCCTTCGTCCAGACGTCGCAGCCAATGACTTCCGGCAGCGGCGCATACGTACAGGCAATGGTCATTGGCGTTCCTGCGATGATGCCCGCGATGCGCCCGCAGTACTGGGCCGTCGTGTAGGTCTTCGCTTTCGTGCGGATGACTTGATTGACGAAGTTGATGACTCCTTCCATATCCGCCGTGCAGTCCGGCAGGACGGCCTTGATGCGTTTGTTCTTATTCGTCCGCATCCCCTTGATCCAGGTGGCGATGGTGTCGATGTGGTTTTCTTCGATGTCCGGGATGACCAGGTAATCGAAGCGCTTGTTCTCGATGGCCTTGAGTACATCGGTATAATCTTCTGCGTCCTTGCTGATGATTTCGGCGATGACTTTTTTCGGACTGTTCACGTAGCCGCGAAGGGTCAGTTCCAGCTGCTCACGGTTGCTGTCTGAGAGTTCTTTGGGGATGTCATCTGCCGTATACAGGTTCACTTCCGTCTGGGACGGCAGTGTCTCTTCTTTCAGAATCAGAAGGACAATACCGCGTTCGCTGCGTTCGATGGCACTGATGCCTTTTTCTTTGAACGCGATATTAATGGATGGCATTTTCATGGGTTACGTCTCCTTTCCCTGATACCGCTGATGCAGTACCTTCATGATTTCTGCCGTTTCTTCTTTTTCCCGAGCGTCATAGTACTGGAAGGTCAGCGTCAGACACCCACCGTCATTGTCCGTCCCCATCAGCTCCTCACTCATAGACACGACAGGGAGATAACGGTTGCCGACTTTCAGTCCGTCCCGGAATAAATTTTCCGCAGCAAAAAGCACGGCGTAGATGGCCGTGCTTTTTTCCTGCTTCTTCGGCAGATACGTAATGTAGAGGTCCGTATCCCGGTAGACCTCGTTTTCTTTCTGCGGCGTCGCTACCGTCATTGTCTTCAGAAAAAAGGCCGGCGGCGCAAAGCCTTCCTTGACTTCCTGCAAATAGACGGGATACGGGAACCGCTCTTTGAGTTTCTGCTGCACCGCCTGCAGGATATCGAGGTCATGGATCATGTGCCGCCTGCTTTCCTGAGGAGTTTCTTCGTGAGTTTCTCCAGTCCCGGCTGCAAGTCGCTGGCTTCAAACTGCTTGACGGATTTCTCCGTATAGTGCTGGCCTTCATAATAGCCCACGGTCCTGCCGCCCGGCGTTTTCTTGACATGGCCGTTATTCAAGAGATGATGGACCGGATGCTTGTTGACCAGTTCATAGGTCAGCTCGGAGCCGTTATACCCTTTCACCTTATGCTTCCAGCCTTTCTTCAGCTTGCCCGTGCTGCCTTCCGGCGTGTTTTTTACGCACTCCTTCTTGAGCTTGTTGCCAAGCGTCACCAGGCCCTTTTCGGCAGTGCCGGGAAACTCTTCAATAGCAGAAAGCAGTTTTTCTGAAAGGTCATCCAATCCTTTGACCTCAAAGTCACTTCCGCTCATTGTCCGTCCCCCTCACTTCTTCCGTGCAGTACAGTTCCAGTGCTTCATGGCGCATGTACGGGTCCACGATGGTGTCGATGTCGTAGAGGTGATTCTGGTATTTCACTTTCATATCGTGCGTGATATGCGGACGCCAGCGGATAGTGATCTTGCTGTACTCCGTGTCCGCCTTGCGTTCCATCTCATAGAACAATTTGCCCCGGGCAGGCTCAATGGATGCCCAACAGCGATATACTACGACGTCGGCCTGGGTATCGAAACCATATTCATCCGTCACGGCCTGCTTTCCCAGAATCTCAATCCGTTTGTTCAAAAGCCCCGTCTTCATGGGCATCCCCCCTTTTTCAAAAACAGCTCCGCCGGACCCCGAACATCAGCCAGCGCAGACGTTTCAAAAGGCCTGCGTAGTCCGCTTCCTCCCGGTGCTCATATAAAAAAGCTGCCGCGAAGAGAATCGCTTCGTGAAAAACTACGGGATTCTCTTCGGCATCGGCTTCCTCACAGCGGGATATATCCAGGCAGAGGGCCTGGGCTGTTTCCAGGGAAGACTGAATGACGTCATCATTACTCGTGTCATCTTCATCAATCCGCAGGTATTCCCTGGCTTCTTCCAGCGTCACAATCATGGTTTATCCCTTCGCTTTCATCTCCAGGGACTTGACCGCTTCCTTCAGCATCAGCATGCCATCGACGCGCTGGCTTGCGAGGAAGCCGATCTGGCCGTTGGCGGCATACAGTTCGTTGAGCCGCTTGAAGGAGCGGTATTCCCGGTCGGCAATCCAATAGTAGCTGAAATCGCCGAAGAGCATGGGACGGTTGCCGGCCGCCAGTTCCGGGGCAAAGGATGTGCTGTAGCAGGGACGGTTCAGGATGGTATCCGGTGTCCCGGCCGTGACAGACGGCTGCCAGATGTAGTTGCCGTTGTTGTCTTTGATTTTGCGCAGGGCCTTGATCGTAGCATCGTTCAGGAGCCATACGGCCTTGCGGCGGTACGGGATACGCAGGGAATGATACAGGTCGATGACATCATCAAAGGTGATGGATGCGCCATTGGCCGTCACGCCCAGTTCCGCAGACGGGAACACGCCAGTCGGCTTGTTCTTCCCGTCGCCCGTGAGGAAAGCTTCTTCTTCCTTCGTGCCGATACGGCGGGCAAATTCGCCGGCGATATAGCTTTCCAGGTCGAAGACGCTGTCATTCAGAAGTTCTTCCGATACACGGATAGCCGTACCCAGCTTGTACGCCCCGATGGACTGCTGGCCGAAAGTATCCTGGCTGTCCGGATAGAGTCCGTTCTCTTCCATCCAGGACGCTTCGCCATGTCCCGTCACGACAGGAATCTTGCGGTCGCCGCTGGTATGGATGACCGTTGCCAGGCCGCGGAAGAAGTTCTCTTCCTGGAGCTTGTCGATGAGCTGATGCTCGAATTCATCCGGCACCAGATAGCCGCCATCGGCATCTGTGCCCACGCTCAGGGCGTTCTGTACATCGATGAAGTTTTTATGGCGGATGCTGTCCCAGAAGGCTTTTCGGTAAGCCAGAGATGCACGGCCTTTCTTTTCCGGGGCCTGGTTCCCAGCACCGGGCTGTTCCGTGATGGGAGAAGATGTCGGCTGGGCCAGCTGGGCATCGAGCTGCTGCTGGCGTTCCAGGCGGTCGATTTCCTTGCCCAGATTCACCACATCCGCTTCCATCTTGTCATACCGGGATGCATCTTCTGCCGATACCATGCCGTTCTCATCGCGGGCCGTATCCAGGAAGGCTTTCGCCGCATCCCAGAGGTTCTTGCGCTTCTCGCGCAGTGCTAAACTCGTATCCATTGTATTTGTCCTCCTGTCAATGAATGAGCAATGCCAGCCGTTTCTCTAAGGAAGCGGCTGGCACTTTCTGCAAGGGTTTCTTTGGTTTCAGTTTCTGTACAAAGGAATTCGTCACCGTGACCGGGCTGTACAGCATGGCTTCCGGCTGCTGTTCTCCGTCTTCCTGGTCAAAAAGGATCTCATCGGCAAAGCCCAGTTCCACGGCCTTCCGGGCATTGAGCCAGGTCTCGTCATCCATCATGTGCGAAATCTTCGTGCGGGCCAGGCCGCTCTTGATTTCATAGGCATTGATGATGCTCTCCTTGACTTCGCTCAGCATGCCGATGGTCTTTTCCATCTCGGCTTTATCCCCATAAGCCAGGGTCGCCGGATTGTGGATCATCAGGATAGCCACCGGCGACATGCAGACCTTCGTCCCGGCCATGGCGATGACGGAGGCAGCCGAAGCCGCCAGGCCGTCGATCTTGACGGTAACGTTCCCGGGATAATCCATGAGCATGTTATAAATTTGGGCAGCGGCAAAACAGTCCCCGCCCGGGCTGTTGATCCAGAGGGTGATGTCGCCGCTGCCCGCATTCAGTTCTTCCTTGAAAGCCTTCGGGGTCACTTCATCGCCCCACCAGGTCTCGTCCGAAATCTGGCCGTCCAGGTACAGCGTCCGTTCACTGCCGAAGGCATCGGGAACCGCATTGGTCACCCACTTCCAAAATTTATGTTTCATTCGTTTCTCCCTTCTGGGCAAAGGCCCCGGCATCCTTGAGCTTGGTCATGCTGCCGTTCACCAGGTACAGATTGCCGCCTTCCTCATCGGGTACGGGATTCATGTCTTCCATCTCCCGGATATCGTTGGCGGACAGCCAGCCGTTCTGCCGGCCGATGCTGTACCCGGTCATGCGGCTCTCGTAATCGCCGCGCATGAGGCCGTTCACGTTGAACTTCAGGAAATACTGCTTCTTCTCTTCCGGCAGGAACAGGGCTTTCTGCATGGCCTGCTCCCAGCGGATGACCCATGGGTCCAGAGTGTATTTCACAAATTCCATGGACTGCTGCTCGATGTTATTGAAGGAACTTTTCTCCAGGTCACCGATCATGTGCGGCGGGATGCGGTAAAGCCGGGCAATCTCATCGAGCTGGAACTTCCGCGTCTCCAGGAACTGTGCTTCTTCCGGCGGGATGCCGATCTGCTGGTACTTCATGTAGAGTAGGCAAGTGCCGCCGTGCATTGTTTCCAATGTCGGTTTGCACATGCCTCTCCCCAAACCGTGCTTACACCTCTCGATGTACACGGCTTTCCATTTACGCTCTTACGAATGATGGATTTTCTTATGGCATTCTCTACAAACGACAAGTGTTTTCCTTTTTCTTGCAATCATCGCCATTTCCCATTGCTCTTTCCCTTTAAGATTTTTCATTCTGTTGATGTGATGGATTTCAAAGGAAATTCCGTCACCTTCCGCACCGCATAATTCGCATTTACAAGCCTTCAACCTGGCTTCAAGAGAATTTCTTGTGTTTAAATGAATATGGTTCTTTACCGTATCAATGTTTGGTTCTTCAAAGACTTTTCCCCGTTTGAAGTTAGAGAATTTCACAATCATCATGCGCTTTTTCTCTTTCATCGTTTCATAGGGAACGCCCCATGATTTACCGCACTTGAACATTCTCTTTATGCCTGATATTCTGGTTTTATGCTTCTTAGCAAGTGTTTTCAGGCAACTGTATTCCATTAGATAAACGAAATACGTCAGCTTTGAGAAATTACTGGCAATGCTGTAATAATTACAGATTCCACGAGTCTGCGAGTTATAGGTATCTACAATTTCAAGGTCTGTAAGACCTGCCATCGAGTTTCTTTGCCATGGAATGAGACTGCCGTCTTTACCTTGGATGACAATCTCACGGTCATACATAAACTTCTCAATCCGCTCCATAGGAATAAGCAATTCTACAGAGTTATTAAGCGTCCTTTGTACAACCCCGTTGGTTTTCCTTTTGGATTCCTGACATCTGCGCACGTTGATGTCATATCCGAGAAAATGAGCGTTGTCGGAACTGTGCGTGATTTTTGTTTTCTCGTCAGACAGTTCCAGTTTTAATTTTGTTGCGACAAACAACGTAAGCTCCTGCTTTATGCTCTCCGCATCTTCACGGCTTCCGCTGACACCAATAATAAAGTCATCGGCATAGCGTACATAGGCAATTTTCTTGTCGGAAGCGTCCTTGTATGGCAATCTGCGCTTTTCCACTTCAAGCTTATGAATCTGTTTTAGCAGTTCTTTCTTTTCTGCTTCATCATCGCAATCACCGTAACGCTTTCTCAGCTTGACAATCTCTCTTACCTTTTTACCGTATGCAGGTGTATAGGCATATTCAGCAGACGCATTGAATTCCTGTTGCATGGCTTCTACTTTCTTATCCAACTCATGCAGATATATATTCGCAAGAATCGGGGAAAGTATGCCGCCCTGCGGTGTTCCGCTGTATGTCTTGTGGTATTCCCAATTTTCCATGTAGCCTGCTTTCAGAAACTTTCCTATCAGATTTATGAACTTGCTATCCTTGATCTTCTCGGAAAGCAGATTCAGCAGAACCGCATGGTCAATGTTGTCAAAGCACCCTTTAATATCACCCTCGATAAACCACTTCGTACTGCGGAACGAACGACTGATTTCTTTCAGCGCCGTATGACAGCTTCTATTTGGTCTGAATCCGTGCGAATGGGCACTGAAAACAGGCTCATAGATTGCTTCAAGTATCTGCCGTATCGCATCCTGTACCAGTTTATCTCTGAATGACGGAATGCCCAATGGACGCATTTTCCCGTTGCGCTTAGGAATGTAGACACGTTTTACTGTTTTTGGCTCATAGGTCAGGTTTTTCAGTTCATCAATAATCTGATTCACATATTCCTTTCCAAAACCATCAGCCGTATCATTATCCACACCCTCAGTTCCTGCGCCCTTGTTTCCGTAAAGGTTCTTGTATGCGGTCATGTAGATATCCTCTCGCAAAAGATACCTATAGAGCCGCGTGTAGATACCGTCTGAATGCTCTTCAGAATTTCCGTACATTCGCTTTAAAATTTCAGATGTTGGCTTCATCGAGGTTTCTCCTCCCTTTCATCTTTCCTTTTAGAGTTGCATAAACTGCGTTCCTTCGCCATGTAAGAGCCATTAACTCTCTCAGACTACTACGAACGCTCCGTACCCATAGGCGGTATTCAAGTCCTATAGACTATAGCCTTTCGGCATCCGTCTTTAGGGTATCCCCAGTTAGCGTCATTGCTTGGTATGCTCGGATTGTCGGTTCCGCTTTAGACCCTTTAACACAGGTTCTCCTGCTCGTGCCGTGACATTTGCAATCATGCTGTCTTTGAAGGATGTAAAGACAGCCGGTCACGGAATGGGTAATAGGCTAATTTCCCAATTCCCCTCGGAAATGGACACTCAGGTCTCACGTTCAGTAGATAACTTAAACCTCATATCCGATTGTTGTTGCGGTTCAGTCGTACCTTATAGCCTTTGGGTAACTTACCGCTTTCCTGCCGTGCTATGTTCCCGTATCAGCTTTCGCATTGCGGTAAAGCAGGTCAACTCACCCATGATTGTGGGTGGTAGTACCAAACACTACTATCAATGACGCCCGTCTGGGCGCACGCCTTCTTCCAGCACAGCTACCTTGTGGGCATTGCCCGTCCCCCGGTAGACAGCATTCCACGAATCCCGGACTTTGGCCGGGTCCTTCAGAACGCCGGGATGTTCCAGCACCCCGCTGGGACTGGCTCCGTTGGCAAAGAAAGACGCACCGTATTCCTCGCAGGCCATGGTCATGCCCACGGCATTGCGGGCCATGGCAATGGGCGAATAGCCGACCAGGCCGTCAAAACCAAGGCCGGGGATATGCAGCACTTCTTCCTTCTGCAGGACCACCTGCCCGTATGGTTTGACATTCGGATTCTCATCACCCGTCTTGGTATACAGATAGAAAATCTGTCCCCGGTCATCCCGGCAGACGGTCATCTTGTCTGGACGCAGCGGATAGAGTCCCTGCACCCGTCCCAGGCGGTCCCGGATGATCTGGGCGTAAGCATTGCCCCAGATGAGCAGGTGGCTCATGAGCGTTTCCCGGAAGATGAACGAGGTCATCTCCGGGTTCGGTTCATCATGGAGCAGATGATACAGCGGATGGTCATAGACCCGCTCCTTACCGCCCGGCGTGTACCGGTACAGCTGTAGCGGCAGAGCTGCCAAGGTTTCCGCCAGGATGCGGACACAGGCATACACCGCCGTTGTCTGCATGGCCGTGAACTCGTTCACCATCTTGCCGCTGGTGGAAGGGCCGAACAGATAACGGAAATCCGTGCCGATGTAATAGTTCTGAGGCTTGTCCCGAGTATGGAACAGGCTGGATAAAAATGGGATATGCATGAAAACCTCCTGAAAAGGGATACTTAACCTAGTAATTGATAGTTTACAAACACGTTTTATTATTGGTAAACTATTTTCATAATAGTAAATCTCAGAAAGGAAATGAGCACTCATGGGCAGAATAACTATTGAAAAAAATACGGTGCAAGAAACATTAATCATTCCCCTCTATGCCAGGAAACTTGGCAATGAGCTCTTCCCTCACATTCTCCTAGACCCTTATGCGGATGACGTAATCAGACATCTGAATTACGATTTTTCTACGCTTGATAAAAAGAAAGGTTCTTTTGTTTGGAAGTTTGGTGCCTTAGAAGGTATTCTTCGAAGCAAAGCTATTCTTTATGAGATGCAAGACTATCTATCTTCCCATCCAGATGCGGCTGTTGTGAATATGGGATGCGGATTAGATCAGACCCCTCGCTTAGGAGATAACGGAAGAATGAATCTATACAATATCGACAGGAAAGACATTATTTCCATACGAAATTCTCTTCTTCCCCCTATTGGCCGAGAAATCAATATCGCGGCTGATTTAAATGATGATACTTGGACTCAATACATTCATGTATTTCAAGGAGTTTTCCTGTTTGCAGCCGGAGTGTTTATGTATCTCAGAGAAAAAGAGGTACATCAACTTATTCTGAGGCTAAAGGGTGCCTTTCCCCACGGTTGCCTCGTATTTGATACCATCGGCAGCTTCGGTATAAAGGTACTGATGAAGAGAACATTGAAAACACTGGGAATACATGGCATAAAGGGAATGTTCTACTGCAATAACCCACTTCATGACCTAAGATTGGACGACGACATTAAGGTATCTGTACGAAAATACCTGACAGGCTATGTAGACCTGAAAAAGGAAGGCATCTCTCCACTTTTAAGGGGAATGGCGTATCTTTTCGATTGGGTGTTCAGAATGAACATCTGCCAAATTACCTGGTAATAAAAATCAAAAAGCAATAACACCCCGTTCGTCATAGACACTGCCGCTGCCTATCCCGTTGCGGATGCAGCGGTCCAGTGCCATGATAGACGCCACGATTCCGTCGATTTTTTCGACGGATTTTTCTTTGTCCGGCTTGATGTTCCCCGCCGGGTCCTGCCGCATGACAACATTGCCCGCCATCCATTTGAGGACGGGATTGCCGCCATGGAGAATGTTCCCTTCCATCAGAAGCTTGAACAGCTCCTTCGACGGCGGCGACATATCCTTGAACCCCTGGCCGAACGGCACCATGGTAAAGCCCATGTCTTCCAGGTTCTGCACCATCTGGGTGGCGTTCCACCTGTCGTAAGCGATTTCCCGGATATTATAGGTTTCTCCTAAACGTTCGATGAACTTCTCGATGAAACCATAATGGATGACGTTCCCTTCCGTCGTCTGGATGAAGCCCTGCTTCTGCCAGACGTCGTATAGGACATGGTCCCGGCGGCACCGCAGTTCCAGCGTGTCTTCCGGCAGCCAGAAGAAAGGAAGCAGGATGTATTTCTCGTCATCGCTCCGTGGCGTGAAAGCCAGAACCAGGGCCGTGATATCCGACGTACTGGACAAGTCCAGCCCGCCGTAGCACATCCGTCCCCGCAGGAAGTCCCGGTCAATGGGAAGATTCCCCTTGTCGTAGACCTGTTCCGGTATCCAGCGGATGCTGGCCGAAGTCCAGATATTGAGCCGGAGCTGCTTGAACACGTTCTCTTCCGCCGGATTTTCGACGGCATTCCGATAGGCTTCCCGGACGCGGTCAATCTGTATGGTATGACCCAGAGACGGGTTCGCCTTGTACCAGTTCGCTTCATCCGTCCAGTCTTCCTCATGTTCCAGGCCATAGACCACGGGGTAAAAGGTGGCATCCTTCTTCCGGCCCGCCATCAGGTCCAGGGCCTTGGTATGCAGTTCGTAGCAGATGCTGTTCTTGTCATTGCCCGCTGTGGTGATGATGAAAAAGAGCGGCTGCTCCCTTGCATCACCGGAGCCTTTGGTCAGGACATCGTAGAGCTTCCGGTTCGGCTGGGCGTGGATTTCATCAAAGACCAGGCCGGACACATTGAGCCCGTGCTTGGTTCCTGTTTCTGCCGACAGCACCTGGTAGAACCCGGCGTTGCGGTAATTGATGATTCGCTTCCCGGCCGACCGTATCTTGGAACGGCGCATCAGGGCCGGACTCATCTCGACCATCTGCCGTGCCACATCAAAGACAATGGAAGCCTGGTTGCGGTCACAGGCCGCACCATACACTTCGGCACTCGGCTCGTTATCGGCATAAAGAAGGTACAGGGCGATGGCTGCAGCCAGCTCGCTTTTCCCGTTCTTCTTTGGAATTTCTATATAGGCCGTCAGGAACTGCCGCTTCCCGTTTTTCTTGACGATGCCGAACAGGTCACGCACAATTTGTTCCTGCCAGGGCAATAAAAGGAAAGGCTTCCCGGCCCATTTTCCTTTGGTATGACAGAGATGCTCGATGAAAGCGACGGCACGGTCAGCCTTTTCTTCATCATAACGGGAATCCGGCAGCATGAACGCTGACGGCTTATATACAAACGCCAAACTTGTCACCCCCTTAGCAGCAGTTCCATTTCATCCGTTTCTGTTTCTGCCCCGTTTTCTTCCCCGATCATGCGGCTCCGGGCAGACGGGGTCAGACCGAACTGCTCACAGAACTTCAGCATAATCTTGAGGTTCGTCTGAGCAATGGATACCTGCGGCACCTGCTGCAGGTACCCGTTCGGCGTCCGCACCATATCCCCATGCTGGGTGATGAACTCTTCGGCCCCTTTCCACCGGGCATACGCCTGGCAGTATCCGGCAAAGGCCATCATATCCAGATGGGTCAGCATCCCCATCTCAGCGAGGACTTTCCCCAGCCGCTTCCATTCTTTCTTGGCATCATCCTCCAGCCAGTCCGGGCAGCGAGGGAGCCGTCCCTTTGGCATGGGTTCCTTCTTATTGAGGGGACGATGGCCGGGATTGCCTTCCAGCACCTTGAGCGCCGTCGGCTTCGGTTTTCTTCCTCGTACAGCCAATGGCGCTCACCTCCCAATAAAAAAAGCCCTTGCGGGCTGTACGGCAGAGAAGGCCGCGGCTGCAGCCTTCCCAGATTTTCTTTTACCATTTCTAAAGAAAATTTATGCATTTTATTTTATGGCAAAGAACAGGGCCTTGCAGCCCCGTCTTCAGGATTCCCTTACTTCGTGCTTTTCAGGACATCGACCAGCCATCCGGCGCTTGGATGGGTTGCCCCGGTTGCTTTTTCAAGCACCTGGCGGTCTTCCTCGATATAATGAAACCCCTTGCCGACTTTGATGAACCGGGCATCTTCGTAGCCTTTTATATCAGTCCGGTAAACCCTTGCCGTGCGGCTTTCGCCATCGTAGCTTTCGCCATCCCATCCGCCAAAAGTGAAGGTCATTTTTTCCTTGGTAGCCTTGAAATGGGCTTCAAAATCAGCCCTTGTTATGGCTGTTTGGTATTCGCGGAGTTCGAAATGGTTGCGGAGTGCATAGATGTTTGTCATGGTAAAATCCTCGCTTTCGTGTGCTTTTCCTCTAGGGCTTATCCCCTTTGTCATGTATATATATCACTCTGAACGCACATAATAGCAAGTCATTCATCCGATATTTATGCATCTTATTCGATGACTTCCCATTCATCGGCTCCGGGTACCAGCCCAAGACTGCTGCCCGTATCCCACTGTACATGGATGGTTCCGGCATCATCGACGAACTGGACGGTGCCTTCAGTTCCCCTGGACGGTGCCTGCCTGTCATCCATGGCGATAAGCCGCACCCGCGTCCCTTCCATCCGTTCCCGGCTGTGCCGCAGACCGGCCCGCAGGACGGACAGGTCGAAACCGAATTTGCGGTACTCCTGCTCCATGTTCTGGTAGTACCAGTCTTCCGGGATGCCGAACCGCCGGTCTTCGTGCATGATGTACACAAGACCGCTGATGATGCCGTCATCTG